CTGCAATCATTTTTTCTTGATTGGTAACAAAGTATGGAGATAAATACCCACGATCAAATTGCATACCATCCACAGTTTTTACTTCTGTTTCAGTACCCTTTGCTTCTTCAACTGTAATGACTCCGTCATTGCCTACAACCTTCATTGCCTCAGCAATTAGTTCGCCAATCATTTCATCATTGTTTGCAGAGATTGTTGCTACTTGTTTGATTTTGTCTGAATCAGATCCTACTTCTTGTGAAAAAGATTTCAATTCAGTTACTACTGCTCCGACTGCTTTGTCGATGCCTCGTTTCAAATCAATTGGATTTGCTCCTGCTGTGACATTTTTTAATCCTGCCGTAACTAATGCTTGTGCTAATACGGTTGCTGTAGTCGTTCCGTCTCCAGCATTGTCTGCCGTTTTAGATGCTACTTCCTTGACCATCTGTGCACCTAGGTTTTCAATTGGATCTTTTAATTCAACTTCCTTTGCAACTGAAACGCCATCCTTTGTAATGTGTGGTGCTCCAAAAGCCTTTCCAATCACTACATTGCGACCCTTTGGTCCTAATGTTGTCTTAACTGCATCTGCTAATGCATCTACTCCCGCTTTCAATTTCGCGCGGGCATCTGAATTAAATTCAATTTGTTTTGCCATAACTTGTTTATCCTTTTTTATAACTTTTATTTAATATAAATATCTATTTCGCAATTTCCAAGAACTTCGCGTTCAAAGTTTTTGCAACTTGCATCATGTTCGATGGATCAATATATATTGAATCTGGTCCGTACATTCGTTTGAATTCATCTTTACCATAATCATATCCAGGCTCTGCAATAAAGTAACTAACAATGTTAATATTATTCTCACGGAAGCCATTGATAACTTTATGAGTGAAATTAATGCCATTATAGAAATAACTACATCCAGCTACATTGGTAGGAGCACCATCTGAGTAATTAACAAAGATACATTCATCTCCTTTAGCATCTGATTTGATATACTTTTCAATACTTTTAAATGACAATCCTTCCGGGGTACATCCAAATGTATCCAAATAACGGAACATACTGCGGATCTTACTCATCTTATCTTTTGCGGAGTCATATGCATAAAGAGTAACACAACGTTCCTTGTTGCTAACTTGATCTGTTCCTCGCAATGAAATTTGCACTCGGATACCTGTCGTCATTGAAGCTGCTTGTGCTACTGCCACTGCTGATGTAATTGCATTGTAAAACTTAGTGCCACCCATTGAGCCAGATGCATCAATTGAAATATGAATGAAATAATTCTTAAATCGATCCGTAATGATGCGGTGGAATACATTTGCATTGTCATAACCCAATTGGGAAATCAATCTGCGATCAATCTTACCAGACTCCAATCGTGTGCTTTTCAAACTGCGATCTGCATTACGAAGTTGAAGCTTCTTTCCTAATTGCTTACCTAAAACAATTCCTTTGTTTACTGCTTCTTGATTACGAATGATGTCACGCGTTCTCCAATTATCCTGTTTCCTGTCTTCTTTAAAATCTCGCATCCCTGAACTATAATCAGCTGCACTACTACAAAACAATCGAGGCATTGCAGCAATGATACCAGGTGTCAATTTTCTAATAACAACAGCATCGATAATATCAGCATTGCCAGCACCGGTAGCTACTTGTACTGTTTCTGTACCTGACTCTTGAATTGCTCTTACCACACTTGCTTGAGACTTTGACAAACGACCCGTCTTTTTCATTTCGCCTTTAAGGAACTTACGCTGTGCGTCAATTGCTTTAGCTAATTTCTTTTGATCGGCAGGAGATAACGAAGATAAGCCTTTGCTATCAATGTCACCTTCTGTCATTTCAGCATCACTACCTTCTCCGTCAGAATCATATGTTGTTCCGCCGCCACCTTCAGATCCACCAGAATCACTTCCGTTACCTTCTCCATTGCCTTTCGGTCCGTCACTATCATCACTAGCTTCTATAGTTGTTTGTTTAGGAGCATTGTCAATTGCTGTCTTAACCTTTTTATATACTTCAATTGCTACTAATAAGGCATCTTCGGTAGATTTAAGTCGACTGATATTGCGAAGGTCAATCGTATCCCAAATATCTCGCAGAGCTACCAATGTATCTAAATTGCGTTTTGGATTAGTAAAGTTGATGATATGGAAGAAATAATCATCCCACGTCTCTTGGTTCTTTTCACCTGCTGCTAATGCTTTGTCAACAACTTTATCATTGAAATAGGTGTCATACATCGCTTCATAGTACATGCGGTAACCTGGAGCTGACTTGTAAATATTAAAGTCAATTCGACGATCTTCAACCCAATTCAAAAGATTCTTAATGACGTCAAATTCTTGATTAGACATTGTCATATCCGGATCAACGCCATTCAATTGACATATTTGAGCCATCTTGGTATTAGATAAACTGTTAGCCCAATTACCTGCAGGAGTCTTGAACATTGTGAAGTCTGTTAATGCAATATGTGAACCTTCATGCAATGCTAATCCAACCGCTGGGTCAAAATTCTTGCCATCTAATTTAGTACCAATAACAACCTTCTCACCATCAGTGTAACTGTCATCACTGCTTTGAAATACTACTGGAATTGGTTTACCTGTAACGATATTTACAAAGTTTCCAATCGCTCTTTGTGCTGCAGCTAATTTAGTATAATCAATACCTGCTTCGGATTTGAATTCAACATCAAAGTCGTCATTCATCCAAAAGCTAGATGCTTGTGTGCTTTTATACTTGCCGCCAATAATTTTATTGATAATGCTACTCATATCTCTTTTTTTATATTATATGAAATTTATTAGAATAATCCAACCATAATGTAAAAAAAGGCGACATTTCTACCGCCTCTTTGAGCTATGAAAAATTAGAAAGGATTACTAGATTCTGTATCCGTATCCTCTCCGGTATTAAAGATATCATTCATCTCAGTAGCCATATGCTTCTGAATAATTTGTTTAACAAATGTTCTTTCAGAATCCGTACCACCCGATGCATCAAAGAAAGGAAGGATTGCTACTTCTGCTGCTTCTGTTAATGAGAAGCCATCGGCTAACAATTCACATAGTCTAACTGTCATACGAGTTGATACCATTGTGGTAAGTTTACCATCTTCTGATCTCCATTCTTTTCGTGTTGCATCTGCAATGTCTGCTACAGAATGAATAAGAGCTGGGGATACATCACCTTTAAATCGACGAGTTAACAAATCTTCTTCTTGAGAAAGAGTTAATATGTCAACCTCGATGATTTCGAAACGATCCATTAATGCTCGGTCTAATACGCGTGTCGATGTATACTCGGTACCAATGTTTGCTGTTGCAATAAATGATACTCCAGATGCTACATGGATGGTTGGTGCATTAATATCCTCATCTAAGCGAAGGTAACGTTGCCCCTCATCTAAAACTGTCATCAAGATATTCCAAGCTTCTGGATGCGCACGAGACAATTCATCTAATAGAACTACAGCATTTTCGGTTTGAATTGCTTTAACAAATGCTGACTCATCAAACGTTGTCTGACCATCCTTGAAGTGAGTATTACCAATAAGGGTTGCTCTAGGATCTTGAGTTGCACCTAAGTTAAAATAAAAGAATGGACGATTGGTTGCTTTAGGAAGATCCTTTGCGGCTTGTGTCTTACCACAACCTGCAGGTCCAACCATCATGATGTTTTTACCTCGAACTGCTGAGCGTACTAGATACTTCCATTTCACATCGGACATTTCCAATGTTGCTGGTTTAATCTTATGTGCATTCTGAATAAGTTGCATTACCGGGTCTAGTTCTTTTTTCACTTCTGGTTCTTGTTGTTTTTTTGAATCTTCTAATTCAACACCTTGTTTATCCATGCGCTTAGCTCGGCCGGTGCTTTCATCAAATAAAAGGATTTCATCGTTGTTAAATGCATGCTGTATCATAACAGGACGGAACAATGCCGTAATATCATTATCAGTACCAAATTCGATGATTACTTGTTTGCCATTTATAATGGTAGGCACACCAATTTTCTTGTTTTTCATAACTCTTTATTTTCTTATATTATATGAAATAAGAATTATGAATCCAATTTTTCTGTAATCTTTTTGTGTTTTTTCTTGCGGGTATAGGATTTCTTGTTCTTGTGAACAATTGGGCGCGTTGCTTGCCAAATTTCCTGCATTGTTATTTCTATCTTCTCCATGACATCATAAATATATGGAAAAGAATACAAAATTCCAAATTACCACTTACGGCATGACCAATATCTTGCCGATGTTCTGTCTTTGGCTGTATGACAACGGTGTCTAGCTCTAAATGAACGCCTACGTGCTGGATTGCTCTTACGTATTCTCATATTAGGGTCACCAAAGTTAACCTTTACAACGTTGCCTTTACCATTCTTAACGTAGACTTTGAATTTCTTAACATCGCCACGCATTGGTTTACCTAGTTGAACTTTGCGGCCTTGATATTCTGCTTCATTGATACCTGGTTGCATTATGTTTATGTATTCTGGGTTTTCATCTGCAGATTTAATTGTTTCGATTAAACATGATCCGCAATAGCCCGCAGCTTCTTTGATTGGAACACAGTTAGGTACCTGTTTCCCACCTTTTTTCTTCATTCCAAATTGTTGGTAACCATCCCAACAAGCTTCATCAATATGATACATTATAGATCCTGTCTTATTCCTAATTTAGGTAAATAGTTTCTCCAAGTTTTTAATATAGATTCTTTGTCTTGTGATGTAATAGTACCATTGCCGACCCAAACATCTAAATAGTCATGTACAACTTGTTTGAAAGGTTGTTTTGATTTCTTAGCTTTGAAATACATTCCTTGAAGCATTGCTGGCGTTTCTTTTGGTAACGTAAAATAACGTGCAGACGGTAATTTACCGGTTTCTATTTTAGTTCGCATTGCTTGGTCTGATGGAATATATTTACCATCAATTGTATTCCAACCTGATTGTGTGATATGTTCTATTTCATGGCGCAATGTGTCACGAAGTTGCATTGCTACTTCATTCAATACTTGAGGATATTCTGCAGGATCGATAACGAATCTAACTTCAATGAGTGGGGGTGTAGATGTTGAATTAGGTTTAGTATCATTGTATGCATCTCCTCCGGCTCTAAAATCATTTAAACCTTCAACCCATTGTACTTTCAATTCCAAATAAAATTCAACCGGAATATCAGCTGCTTCAATTTCCTCTGAATATATTTTAGGTTGAACAGCATCGTCATCAATATTGGGTACTTCTTCTCCTTTCTTGAAGAAGATATGTTGTCCCGCAAACATTCCCTTTGGATCTTTAGTTGCTGCAAAACTGTCTTTAACAACTTGCAACAATTCACGAGACAATCTAGTAACTAAACTATCATAACGGCCTTCGACGATAAGTGATTTCATTAATATCATATTAATAAATATCACTCAAGCAAATTGTAATTCCAATAATTTTCTTTGTTTTCATTATATGGATTACCAGATTGTTGATAATAACAATTCAAACATAACATTTGCAAATTATCAATGCAATGATTTGTTTCATCGCCATCAATATGATCTAAACGAAGTGGTACTGTATCATCTGTTATTCTACGTTCCGAATATCCACAACTTGCGCACTCTTCCGGAAGTATTGCTAATGCTAATAATCTATTGCGTAGCTTCCAAGAAGGATAAGTAGGATGCTTGCCTTCAAGTACATTGTCAATTGAATATATGCCTTTTCGGGCATTTGCAACATCTTTACGGATTCCTATACCAAATTGATTCTTGTGTAATTCATAAAGAGTCTTACCAGAATCTCTGTCAGTATATAAACGAGCATACTTTTTATAAGTAGTAAATGATACTTTAAGAAATCGAGCTGCTTCTGCATTGGATTTGGTATTTTCCATTGCATATCGTATCTCACTTTCTGGAATATCTAAGGCAGTCTTTCCAATGCCATATACATACTTATATTGTTTGTCTGCCATTAATAAACTCCATGTTTGCGTAACACTGTAACTGTATCTTTAGTTGGTGTCTTTGCGTCATACATTTCTATTAACATTGGTTTCATTGATACTATACAATCTGAAAAGAATGTTGGATGTACTTTTGATAGTTTTTGTACTTCATCGATCCAATATGAATATATAGGATATTTAGAATCAAAACGATCTGCGTCTGTTCGATTCTCCCAATATTCAATTTGATCTTTCAAAGGCCATTGTGAAATCGGAATATTTGGATCTTTGCGTATTCCTGATTTAAATGGTTGATGCTTTTCTCTGTTTTGATTTCTAGTAATGAACTTGTCCATTATATTAATGGAACGATCCTTAGGCGATTCGCCTGTGTGAGCTGATTTTTTACCCATCGATTTCTGTTTTATTTGATAATATAACTATTTTACGCCAAGCATCCTCTGCTGCATATACATACTTTTTAAATGCAACGATGTCTTGTTTCTTTCTAGCAACCTCAGCACGTTTCATATTTCTATGATATGCTGCATGCATAATGCCAACTCTAATTTTTTTTATAATTTTTAACATTTTTCAACTGTAACTGTTATTCCTAATTTTCTTAATTCTACATGAACCTGATGACAATCTTCATATGTATCAGTGTACACTGCACATTGTTTTACTTCATGTACTATTAATGCACATTGAACTGATTGCAAATATCCATGGCCACATACATCCATTAAACTATCAATTACATGATCAAATGTATTGTGGTCATCATTGTGAACTATTACGCGATATTTACCACGTTTAACTGTTGATTTCTTTTTCGACATCTCGTATAATTGCACATTGTTCATATAACTCATTGCGTTCGGCATATTCCCTACAATGTTTCAAGAATCGCTGTTTTCTAAGCAAATCAAAATTCGGAGGCCATTGCCACGTTTCGCTACATAATCCATTAATTGAATCAATAAATAATTTATCTATGAAATTTGCATCCATAACTTATAATATAAAATTAAATTAAACTATCCAAGTTTATACATATTTTTCATTTTTGTTGATTGTTACTGCATCAAATCTAACCCAACCATGATCGTGTGCTAAACTAATGTTTTTCGGCAATTCGACATAATACCAATGACGACCTTGAGAATCATATTTGTCAGCTTTAACGACGCCTACTGGGTTTGGCCATTTTATAACTGCAATAATATTATCAACTAATCCATTATTAATAACAGGTTCATTTCTAACATTTGCAAAATCATGTTTAGATGTTTTAACTGGATATAATGTTTTGCCTTTCATTAAATATTCAGATCTATTCGATGATGCTGGTTGTTTTAATTCTGTTGCATATTGACTAAATGCATCAGCATTAGATTTCATACGTTTAACAACGCCGGTCATATTACCCGGATTGGTATAATTGGGATGATTTAAGTATTCTTTAGAAACATTATCCCAATCACCTTTATTAATCAATCCAATTGTTTTTGGCCCTAAATCTCCACGATATGAAGCATTCATAATTGCCATTTGTATGTATTTAGGATATGATTCATATTTAGGAACCAATCTTCTAACTTGTGATTCGATTTTTGCAATACCCTTTGTAAGCAAATCTTCAGCTGTTTTCTCTGAGATTTTCATTCCAGGTTTTAATTGCGGATAAACTGATTTTGTAGTACCATATCCAATTGTTACAACACCCTGAACTGCTGATGGATTTGAAACTGGTTTCATGGTAGCATCATCATATGTAACATGTAAGCCTGATGCATCAGTTACTTTGCCTTCCCATTCTTTTACCTTTTCACGGAATTCAGGGTCGCTTGATAATGATTCAAATAATAAATTGTATAGTTTCATATTAATAAATATTCCTATATAGGAATCAATTCATGTTTATCAACATTATTTATTTCTCCATGTAACAACGTCATCCAATTGTTTTTGGCTCCAATAATTATAATAATTTGTTTTTTGTAAAGCTGAACTTTTTTTAGTTAAATCACTTAATGATTGAACTATCCATAGATATCCATGTTCATATGAAGTAGTTACGCCATTTACAATCATTAAGTCTCTAGGATCATTATCTAAAACTACAATATCTTCTGATTTATACTTTTCATTTAATTGTTTTGTATAATCAATTAAGTATTCTACATCATACGATTCATAATCGTCAAAGTTCAATATAATTATATTATTCTTAGTAAAATCTACATCTTCTAATACATTGTATATAGAATTGATATCTACATTGATAACATCATATGATTTTTGCAAAATAGCTTGTTTTGCATATGGACATATTGCAAACCCGCCTAGCTCAGGTCTAGGCAACTGTATAAAAGACATCCAATCATTTAGTTGTTTTGTCATCTGTTAATGGACCTCCTGTAACCCAAGCATCGCAAGTTCGTTTTGCAGCACATTTAAATTTTAAAAATCTACAGTAACCTAAATCACCAGCTTCGATAACATCATATGGGTCTAATTCATCTCCGATTCCTTTGGAAATGCATTTTAAAGTTTTGTCTGTAATATCAAATGCTGCGCAGTTACCACACACCATTTTTTTCAAATCTTTAGCAGAATCAGCATCCCACATATCCATTTTCTTCTTCCAAAACTTATTATTTGATTGTGATGGGTCTGCTGGTCCGTACCCATACTCGTCAATTGCTTTTTGTCGATTTTTTAAATTAACATGAATATCTTGTGTTGCTATTGGGCAACTTGTTTTTGCTTCTACTAGTAAATGTTTTAGTTTTTCCATTATTTTTTATTCTTGAAATAGTTAACTTGCATTTCTCTTTTTTCCATTTCACCTTTAGTGCCGCGGCCTAATGTCTTACCTGAATGTGATTTCAATTCATAATGACTTCCGACTTTGCGAATAATTTCGCGAATGAAATCTTTCATCTGATCAGGTGTATCAAATGTTACAGGTGTAAATTGTATTTTGTTAGCATTGGGATTTTCAATTGATTGTCCTGAATTACGTAATGTTCCTCCGAAGCCCGGCATATTGTTATTAGCTTGATTGCAATCAGCACATTGTTCACATTCACATGTTTTCATTTTATATCCTCGTTTCTATTTTTATACATTGGCCAATTTTCTGTTTTTTCATTGAGCCACGTTTGTCTATCATCACATCCGCAATCTTCATCTAGCAATTGTGCTATCTTTTTTGCAAGTTGATCTAATCCAGTTGCTTTAGTTATTTTTTTAACATCATCACCTAAACCTTTACTTTGCATATCGCGATCCATTTTTAATAGCATTTAATAATTGCATTGTCCATGTACGATATTGCGGTGTAATTGGTATTTCAAAAACTTTGCCTCCCGGGTATTCATATTCTTGTTCAGGATGCATTAGTTGCATATGTCCTGTATCATCGATACCTAAAACTTTATGTGGAACGCCACGCATTGTAATTCTGTTGCTAGGAATCATTGTGCAACGTCCGGGATTCTGCCATTGCCCATTAACATCTTCAATACCATTAGTTTGTTTCATAACTAGTTCCCAACCTGGGCCATCTAGTATTTGTTTCTTGGTTACGTGGTTAATTAAGGGGCTTACAACTGATTCATTTATATCTAATTGACCCAAGGTCGTCTGTTGCAACAATTCTTTTAAACGTGCTAAATGACCTGAATTACGTAAATGTTTATAAGCTAAATTTTCCAATGAATATTCACCAGCAGCTTCTAAACCAGTACGACGCAAATTGCGTAATCTTTTCAATATGTCTTTGATCTTGATTTCTAAATTAGTATCAGTTGGATCTAATTTATCAATTTCATATGCATATGGATCTGCTTTTTGTTTGATTAAATCATCATCGATAGTAACCAAATCTGCAGATGGTTTTCGTATCCATTCTCCACGCATTACAGAATATATACCAACTGATGAATGTAAATCATCATTAGAATCTTGAGCATATAACTCAATGTTCATTCCTTGATATGTTAATGGATAATTAGCATTCCATATGCTTTTTTTAGCTCGGAGATATTTGTCTACTAGATGAAGATTATCACCAACTTGCAAATAATTTATAATAACATGCAAATCAATATCACTGTATTCTGTCCAATTATAATTGGCATTACTTCCGATTAAAACAACATCATATACATCTGTATCTGTTTCCAATGTATCATAAAAATAATCTGCAATTTTCATGAACTTATCTCGAAGCCCAGGCTTAAGCTCATCGGCTACCCAAAGCTTTGGATTCAAAGTATTCTGTGTTTGATATTCGTTAATCATTATTTGTATGTCCCTGATGCTTTTGGTTTGAAAGTATCTTTTGATTTGTCTTTCATTAATTCTGAAGCTCCTTGTAATCCTTTATCAGCTCCAATTGCGGTGATGAAATTCTTAATTGATTCTGATGTTTCAACAGTTGTTTCATACACACCTGGGAAGAATTCAGATACAGCTTTTGCTAATGCTGGCCATATTACACCATCTGCCGCATCTATTTTATTTTCTGTTGGCAAACTAGTGCCGTTCCATTCTAAACCAGCTGATTCTAATACATCATGTATTTCATTCCATATAATATCTAGAGACTTTCTCGTAGATAGATTGATATCTGTAAATATAGTTTTCCCTGCAGGAATCATATCTCTACTCAATACAGTCTTGAGATTATTCAAATCATTAGTTTTAAATGTATTGAATATAGGTGAATTGGTTTTAATTGATCTATTGATTACTGTAGTTGCTACTTTATTATATGCATCTGGTGCATTGTATTGTAAATAACGAAATATTGATTGAACATCTTTAGAACTAGTTGGATTCAAACTTCGTACATATGCCAATTGTCTCGGAGAAAGTTGTCGTTCTATTAGCTTTAACATTGTTGAAAAATCCGTTGTAGGCAATGTTTTTATTAATGCGGTTAATTTCAAAGGATCGCGCATTTCTCTTTTAAAACGACGTTCTAATCCTTTAGCAATCTGAACAACTTTGTTTTCAGGGAACCATTTCATACCACGAAGCTTAGCCATTATGGTACTTGTAGTTTTATTGATTTTTTCAATCTGTCTCAATGTTTTAGCTGAAGCACCGGTGATGTCTGTTGCAGATTTAAATGCAGTATTACGTCCGGCTTTTTTAGCATTAGCAATTTCATCAATTGATTTTCCATTAGTACGAAGCCAATTGGCAAAATCATCTAATTGTTTTATGATTTGTTCTGCCGCTTTATCTGATATTGGTGCTTTTCTAATGGTACTATATGAAGATCGCAACACACTTTCTAATGATTCTAAACCATTTCCAATTCTAGCTAAATCTTTAGGATTAATTACACCAGTTTCAACTAATTCATCCCACATTTTTATTTGTGCTGATATATCATTACTTCCTTTAAATGCAGCCCGGATCATTTTTTCTAATTTAGCAAGGCGAGCTCCTTTGTAAACCGATTTGGCTGCTACTTTTATTGCAGATCCAATTATTGGAATAACTGCGATTGCAGAAAAGAATGCATCAAACCATTTACCACGTGCAGCATATATTGTTGCATTGATTAAGTCAATTATATCTCCATAACCTGGAATAAATCCTAACCAATCCATAACGGTTTGTAAGTAATCTACCCATGTATTTGGTTGTTCCTTTTTTTCTGCAGGTTCGGACTTTTTAGCATTTTGTTTAGATAATGTTAAAACTGGCTTACCGCCTTGCATTGAAATGATACCAACTTTCCATGCTGTTTTCGCGTGGCGTTCTGGGTGTGGTTCATTCCATACTACAATAACACCATTTTTAACTTCATAACCTAACGTACGAATTTGACCTGTACTATATACAGACCCATCTGCATAAAACCAAAACCGATCGTCTTTAGTATCTAATTCATAACCATGTGGATTCAATCCCAAAGCAAATGGTTTTGCACCCATTTGTTTTAATAAATTTTCTGCAGATTTATTAGCTTCAGGCCATGGCTCTCTGATTTTATATGTTGGATTGTATTTAGATTGTGTTACATATTCACGTAATTTTTCAATGTTTTCCATTAAGGCTTGTTTCTTAATAGAAAATACTTCTTCTTTAACAATCTGTTTTAATGTTTCATTTTTCATAATACAGTATATTCATTTTATATAAATATAATCATTTCCAAAAGAGCTGCACTAATATTAAACAGAATGCCAATACCAAAGAAATGCCAGTTTTTAGATTAATTGCTTCATCTCTAAAAAAATAAGTCATTAATGTAAATACGAAAATACCTGCAACGAATGAGGTAAACCGGCCGGGCCAGAACAACCCACCAAAACCAGAAACTGCGTATCGGGTCGCTTCCATGAATGCCCACGTTATTGGCACCCCTAGCAACATCAACGCAGTTTTATACGTTTTAGCCCAATCCCAAATGAGTGGGCCATTTGTTTGTATCCAAACTACTATTTGTCCTAAGAAAAATATAGAAAAGGATAATACTATATGTTTATAATTCATTACTATATTATAATGAATTTTTTTATCATTTCAAAGTTTAATTACGATCACCTTTGTGATTGTCAAATTTATCTAGAATAGCATTCAATGCTTCCATTTTGATAAAACCTGCCATTGATGCATTTTTTAATGCTGACATCAATTGGAAAACGATAAAAGGGACTAATATAGTTTCACTTAACCAACTAGTCCCTTTAAATCCTTTTTCTACCATTAACAACACAGTTAACAATAACACCCATGTAACTAAAGTACGTAATACTTTGATAGCTTTACATGTTTGAAATCCTTCACGTTTAGTTCCAGCAATAACACCGAAGAACCCATCTGCCATAACTACTGCAACTAATGCTAGATATTGATCTGAATTAGTCATTGCTAGATTAAAGAAATAAGTACCGATAAATGTTAACATTGTACTAACAGTGTATGTTGCTATGGTTGTTTTCATTACTTAATATCCGCTGATTCAATTAATGTATAAGTAAATGATTTACCATGGATGGCAGCTGCTTTACGGCACAATACCATAAATGCTTCGAAGTCTGCTGACTTCTTAAATACTTGACATCCTTCGCTCCAATTCTCAACATACGTTGAATCTGCGCCTGCTTTGTGAATATTGATTCCAAATACTCCCTCAGCAATTTTGCTTTCGTCATAAGTCATATCACGATTTGCATCACGATAAACTTTAACTGGTTTTTGTTGTTTAAGAGCTTCATATTTACCTTGGTGCAATCCTAAAGTATGAGAACCTCTATATTGTCCTTCTACTAAACGAGCTACACCTGCAGCATTATGATATTCTTTAACACCTTTTGTTCCTGGATCTGTAGTACAAGGCCATGTTGCAAATTTCCATTCGCCGCCTTCTTTATACGATACAGTCATTGTATCATCAAATACATTTGTAACTTTGTTTCCTGTTGCTGAGTTTCTAACTCCAACAATATTCAAATCAAAGTCTTTCGCACCTTCAAACCAAACATATCCTTTGGCTTTAACTGCTTCTTCTAATTGTTCTCTTGTATATGCCATAATATTATTTTACGTATTCGTAATACTTTTTAGTTTTAGCATTTCTATCTTCTAAACCATGCGTACCGCCATTGATACGTTTTGTCAACTCCAAGATAGCTGCATCATTAATTCCTTTGTCGCAAATTGCCCACAACTTGTTACGCTCGAAAAAGAACATTGCTGATTCGAATGCATATTTTGTAGCAACTAGATCTGGATTAGTAACAACTTCATCGGTACCTAAATATTTAGCAAATGCTTCATAATTAGCTTTACCTGTTAATTGAAGAGCTCCTCTTCCTCGATACTTCCATCCATCTCCAGATGCTTCATTACCATTACCCATTCGATCTGCATAAACTCTGTTAGCAATCTTTTCTGGATTACGAGCATAAGATTCTTCTAATGTTCCTGGGAAGTATTTTCCAAAGATACCCTGAAGGCCTTGTGCTGAATAGTTAAGGTTTTCTGAAAATGCTTTGAACCCGCCTGTTTCGTGTGATGTCTGTGCAAAGAAGTGTGCAGCACGTACTGGTGTTAATTTAAGCAATGCCATACCAGCTTTCATTGTTCCAGGACCAAATGCCCCATCTGCTGCTACGCCTGCTCTTTCTTGTAAACTTTTTAAACTCATTATTCTTCCTCGTTAGATTTTCCTTTTCCTGCAAATTTTTCAATACCTGCAATTCCTAAACTTCCTAATGTTACAACTACAAATGAATTATAGATGTATTCATTAAGTTTCAATTCAGTTCCGAAATAACCGGTAATCAAATCTACTATCATTGCAATTGCCATAACCGCAAATGACATAAATCCAATGATTGTTTTTTCATTGAAATCATTTGAATTTTTAAAAATGTCCGTAAACTTAGCCATAAATTCTCTCCTTTTTTTATTTTTATATAAATATGGCGAAGGAAGTTGTTTATGTTATTTTTTTGCGGGGAGTTTTATTAAGTCTTCGAGATATGATTTTATAGTTACAATTGTAATTGTTAAATTGCCTAAATTAAATGTTCCAGGTTCACCTGACTCGGTTATAATTTTCGGTAACATTTGTAGATAATTTAAATCTTGTTGAGTAAAACGACTACCATCAATTTCAACTACAATATCATCATAATCAAATCGATCTGAATCAGTTAATGAATGACATCGCTTTGTTAAATCATACATTGTATTTGGTTGTTCTAAAGTAATATACTTCACCCAATCCGCATCCGAATATATTCTATCACAAAATGGTTCTAATAACTTTAATAAATCATTGTTACAATTTTCTACACGAAATGCAACGTTGTATTTAGGCGTGATAATTGGATATTGATATTCATCATTTTCAACCCATGTTCCCCATTTGCGTAAATAGTTACGTGCTGCTCTTTCCGATACATGTTTAAAATAATCATCATCTTGGCCAACTTGTTCCGTCCATCGATGCCCTCTACAAGTTAAATGATAAACAAATGCATCTCGGCTCTGAATCAATTCATATCCTGCTAATATCCATCTTTGAAAGATATCCGAATCTTCATATGGGAATGGTGCAAATAATGGATCATGTCCTCCGATTGCTTGGAAATCTTTTTTATAAAGAATCCATGGAGCAAACATTCCATATGTTACTCGATCTAATTCTTCTTCTTGTGTATGCATAACAAATTCTTCAAAGGCTTCAATATTCAATGTATCGAAGTCTTGTCCGAAATCCATTATGATCTTTTCTTTTCCTTCTGGGTGTAAAGGTGGTTCTATACGGGTTGCACAGACAACTTTCCCTGGTTGTAAGTGCTTTAACATATTTTCGATATACAAAGGACCAATAATCATATCAGCGTGTAAGATACCCACTATATCATTTGTAGCGAGCTCAATGCCTATATCATATAGTATTGTATGACCTACTCGTTCTTCTTGTTCATATAATTGAAGATTAACAGATGCAGGTAACTCCCGAAACCATTCACTTGTACCATCAGTCGATCCGTCATTCATTAAAATAACTTCTGCATTAGGTGCATGTTTTTGAATACTAGCGTACACATTCTTTAAGTGTCGCAAATTGTTGTAACTAGGTATAATTAGTGATATCATATTGTATAGTTTTCTCCGTATTGTCTCATAATAGAATATAATGAATTAAATTCAGAATTCAAAAAATAGGAATTCATATTTGATTCTGCATTCCTACAAAATTCTGACACTCCGATGTTTATTTTATTTTCTTTAAATGTTAATGAATTCATATGTGCAATAGTATTATTGTCTGATACAATGGTTTTCAATCCATATTGGTCAGCAACGCATCCTGCATAAAAATCTAAGCCCCACCCATACATTAATTCATTTGGAAACTGTTGTATCTTTTCTAGAATATCTCTACGAAGCAATGG